CGCGAGACCGAGGATGGCAAGGTCGAGATCGCCGTAACGGGACGCGTCGATGGCGGCCTTGAACAGGCGATCATCCAGGCATTGCCCGAAACCGAACGGAGCGGCTTTTCAGCGGCCGTCACCAAGTATCGCGTCGAGGTGAAGGACCAGCTATCGCCCGCAGAACATGGCGAAACGTTCCGGGTTCCCCGCCTGGTGTCGGAGATTCAAGGCGCGTTCGAGTTCGCCGACACCGACGTTTTCATGGAATTCCATGACTGGTCGCTGTTAAAGCATTCATCCAGGCTGGGCGAGGTCGAGTTTGCGATCCGCGAGACGGCGCGCAGCTTCGAGATCGACCTGGACGGCAACCGCATCACCTATCAGTTCGCCGATGAGGCCGAGCAGCTGGCGCTGGATGTCGACGTCGATGGCTGGACACCGGAGGCATTGGTGCTGTGGCTCGACCGGCAGGTGCGCCAGTCGGACATTCACCAAAGCGAACTGCTGCGGTGGCTGCGCGACCTCGTCGGTCACCTGACCACGGCACGCGGTATGCACATCGCTGCGCTGATGCGCTGCAAATTCATCCTCGCGCGCAAGGTCCGTGAAAAGCTTGCCGCCATTCGCCAGCAGGAACGCAATGGCGTTTACCAGCGGTACCTGTTCGCGCCCGAAGCCAAGGTCGAAGTTTCGTTCGATCAGGCCTACGCTTTCAAGGACGGGATGTACTGGGATCAGCGCCGGTATCGCGGGCGCTGGAAACCCCGCAGACACTTCCTTGGCCCGGAGAATGTTCCTGCCTTCGATGGCGCGGAGAATGGTGAGGAATTCCAGTGTGCGCAGGCCATCGACAGCTTGCCCGGCCTGAAGTTCTGGATCCGAAACGTTGCACGGCACCCCAACTCGTTCTGGCTGCCGACTGCGACTGACAAGTTCTATCCAGACTTCGTGGCTCAGATGGAGGACGGCAAACTGCTCGTTGTCGAATACAAGGGCGCGCATATCGCCGACGGCGCAGACACCGCTGAAAAACGGACAATCGGCCAATTGTGGGAAAGAAATAGCGGTGGCAAGAGCTTGTTCGTCGTGGTCGAGAAGACCTTGGATGGCAAGGATATGCGAACACAGATGATCGAGAAGATCGGCGCCTGATAGCGCGCAGGTCTGCTGGGCACCGACCATTCCCGACCCTTCCCAACCGCTCTGATACCCCGGAGGCGCTGGAAATGAGAGACTCCGTGCCATGCGGACGCTCTTCCATCGCCTTTTCGGCCTCACGCGCACGCGCGGCTTTGACGCTGCGGGTGGTGGCCGTCGTTGGGAGGGGGCGCGGACGGTTGATGGGCTGAACACGGCGATCCTGGCGGGCGCGACCACGGCAGCGCGGCGGGCGGGATGGTATGCGCGCAACAACCCATGGGTCGCGGCGGCGGTGGACAGTCTGGTCGGCAATGTCGTCGGCGCGGGGATCAAGCCGCAATCGACCCACCCCGACCGCGCGGTGCGCGAACGCTTGCAGGTGCTGTGGTTGCGTTGGACAGATCATGCCGATCCCGGTGGGCTTGCCGATTTCTATGGGCTGCAGGCGATGGCTGTGCGCGCGATGGTGGAAGGTGGCGAAAGCTTCGCGCGGCTGCGTGTCGTGCCTGACGCCCCTGCCGTTCCCCTGCACATCGACCTGCTGGACCGGGACCAAGTGCCGCTCGACCTGCACCGCGACATCGGCGGTGGCGCGCGCATCAGGGCTGGCATCGAATTCAACGGCGCTGGGCAGCGCACCGCCTATTGGGTGTCGCGTGATCGGCCCGGCGATCCGCTGGCGTCGTTGCGGCTGGAGCCGCTGCGCATCCCCGCGACCGACTGCCTGCACCTGTTCAAACCTTTGGCCGCTGGACAGTTGCGCGGGATCACCTGGCTTGCTCCGGTTTTGCTGCGGCTGCACGAGTTGGACCAGTTCGAGGATGCAGCACTGGTGAAGGCCAAGGTTGCCGCGCTGTTCACAGGCTTCATCACCGACCCGGATGGCACGGCGGGCGGGCTGACCGGCGCCAACAATGGCGGCGCGTTGACCGTTGGCATGGAACCCGGCAGCTTGATCCCCTTGCCGCCTGGCACCGACATCCGCTTTTCCAATCCGACCGAGAGCGACGCCTACGGCCCCTTCGTCAAAAACCACCTGCGCGCTGTGGCTGCGGGGATGGGCCTGCCATACGAGCTGGTCTCGGGCGATCTGGAGGGCGTCACCTATTCCTCGATCCGTGCCGGGCTGATCGAGTTTCGCCGTCGGGTTGAGCAGTTGCAGCACAACGTCGTGGTGCATCTGTTCTGCCGTCCAGTCTGGGAACGCTTCGTGCGGCTGGCGGTACTGTCCGGCGACCTGCCCGCCCGCGATTTCGACCGTGATCCCGCTGCCTATCTTTCCTGCGAATGGCTCCCGCCCAAGTTCGATTACGTCGATCCGAAGAAGGACGTGGAGGCTGAGATCCTCGCCATCAACGCCGGGCTTAAGAGCCGCAGGCAGGCGATTTCGGAACGGGGCTATGACGCAGAACAAGTCGATGCCGAGATTGCCGATGACAAAGCGCGGACCGATGCGCTTGGCCTGAGCTTCGGTGCGCCGGTGACTGTCGCCAAAGAGGACCTACCCAATGAATGACACGACTGAATTGCTGACCCGCCGTGCCAATCTGGCCCCTGCCAGCGCCGACCGCGACGCCCGCACCGTCGAGGTGATCTGGTCCACCGGCGCGCCCGTGCGCCGCCGCGACATGGCTGGGCAATACATCGAACGCCTCAGCCTCGCGCCCGAGGCGGTGGACCTGACCCGCCTGCAAGGAGCCAGCGTGCTTGATGCCCACCGCCAATCTGCCGTGCGCGATGTGCTCGGCAACGTGCAATCCGCTGCCGTTGATGGCCAGCGCGGTACGGCGGTGATCCGGTTCTCGGCCCGGCCCGAGGTGGAACCGCTCTGGCAGGACGTGCTGTCGGGTATCCTGCGCCATGTCTCCGTCGGCTATTCGGTCGAGGACTGGGCCGAGACCACCGAGAACGGCGCGCGCGTCCTGACCGCCGTGCGCTGGACCCCCCACGAAATTTCCCTGGTGCCGACGCCCGCAGACCCGGGTGCCCATATTCGAATGGAGAACAATATGCCCGATGATATCCGGAGCACCGTTGCAAACGACAACGGTGCAAATACCCGCGCCACGATCAACACCGAAATCCGCTCCATCGCCCACATCGCCGGGCTGGACCAAGCTTGGATCGACGGCCAGATCGATGCTGCCGCCGATGCCGACACCGCCCGGCATGCCGCCTTCGATGCGCTCGCCAGCCGCAGCGCGCCAACCATCCGCACCGAACAGGTCCGCGTCGAGATCGGCGAGAGCCAGGACGACCCGGCCCTGCGCGCACGCCAGATGGGCGAGGCGCTCTATGCGCGGATCAATCCCCGGCACCAACTGTCCGACCCGGCCAGGCGCTACGCTTATGCCACGCCGGTGGACATGGCCAAGGAACTGTTGACGCTGCGGGGCGAGTCCACCATGGCGCTGTCTCCTGCCAGCCTCGTCACCCGCGCACTGCACACCACTTCAGATTTTCCCATCATCCTCGGGGACACCGTGGGCCGCGTTCTTCGCGATGCCTACCAGGCAGCCCCTTCTGGCATCCGCCGCCTCGGCCGCCAGACCACTGCGCGGGATTTTCGGTCGGTCAACAAGATCATGCTGGGCGAAACCCCGCTTCTGGAAAAGCTGAACGAGCACGGCGAGATCAAGGCCGGGACCATAGCCGAGGCGCGCGAGGCCTACAAAATAGAGACGTGGGCGAAGAAGATCGGCATCACCCGGCAGGTGCTGGTGAACGATGACCTCGGGGCATTTTCGGACCTCGCCCGCCGCATGGGTCAGGGCGCGGCCGAGACAGAGGCGCGGATCCTCGTGACCCTGCTGGAGGCCAACAGCGGCAACGGCCCAACCCTGTCGGACACCAAGGCTCTGTTCCACGTCGACCATGGCAACAGGGCAGGCACCGGCGCGGTGATTTCCGATGCGACGCTCTCTGCCGCCCGGCTGGCGCTGCGCACCCAAAAGGGGATTGAGGACCGCACAATCCGAGTTACGCCAAAAAATCTACTTGTCCCGCCTGCGCTGGAAACCGTGGCAGAGAAGTGGCTGGCAACAATCGCACCTGCCACGGCCGCCGATGTGAACCCTTTCTCGGGATCTCTCTCGTTGGTCGTGGAACCGCGCCTTTCCAGCGCCACCCGCTGGTATATCACTGCCGACCCCGGCGAGATCGACGGCCTGGAGTTCGCCTATCTGTCGGGCAACGAGGGGCCGCAGGTCGAAAGCAGGTCGGGCTGGGATGTCGACGGTGTGGAAATCCGGGTGATCCTGGACTTCGGCGCAGGCTTTATCGACCACCGCGGCTGGTTCATGAACGCCGGTGCGTGAGGATGGCTGACCTCGCCCAACTAACCGCCTGGCGCGATGCCCTGATGGCCGCCCGCTATCAGGGCATTCGCACCGTCGAATACGATGGCAAGCGCATCACCTATGCAACCGACGCGGAAATGGCGACCGCGCTGGGCGACCTCAACCGCCAAATCACCGGCACCACGGCGCGCATCGCCGTGGTCCGCATCCAATCTTCAAAAGGACTCTGACCATGAAGACCTACATCCAGAATGGCGACGTCATAACCGTGCCCGCTCCCGCAGGTGGCATCGCCTCTGGCGAGGGCATGATCGTCGGCAACATCTTTGGCATTGCAGCCTACTCGGCCGCCGTGGGCGATCCGCTCGAACTGGCCACCATCGGCGTCTATCAGCTGCCGAAGGCCACCGCTGCCGTGCTGACCGTTGGCGCGCGGGTCGCGTGGGACAATACGGCGAAGAACATCAACGTGTCGGGCACTGGGCGCTTCCCCGTGGGCATTGCGACCGAGGCTGGCTACAAGCGCCATGGCACGACCACGCTGTTCGCAGCACTCGACGTCAAATCCGGCCAGGTCATCGGCGAATGCCTGCCGCGACATCGGGTCACGGAATTCCTTAAA